TGGCGTTGCGCGAGGGCTCGAAGCCACCGATTTCTTTGAGACGAGCTGCTTTATAGAACAAGAGCCCTACTGTCAGGCCGTACTGAAACATCATTGGCCCGACGTTCCCGTGCTAGGAGACATACGCGATGTCCGAAGATCCGACCTACCCGACCCAGACCCCGATGTTATTTGCGGAGGATTCCCTTGCCAGCCATTCAGTCACGCGGGACGGCAGCCCAAGGCTCAAGACGACCCCCGTCACCTCTGGCCAGAGATGTTTAGGCTTATCAGGGAATGCCGGCCCACTTGGGTTGTTGGAGAAAACGTTGCTGGAATCATCAACTTGGGCTTGGACGAAGTACTCGCTGACTTGGAGAGCGAAGGCTACGCCACAAGGACGTTTAATATTCCAGCTTGCGCGGTTGGCGCCCCGCACATCAGGCAGCGGATTTGGGTTGTTGCACACGCCGACAGCCAAAGCGAACCAGATGGCGCCTTCGATGGCAACGCGGGACAGCGGCAGTTGGGGTTTGGGTTTATGGCCGACACCCAACGCAAGAGAGAAGGGCGGCGGGGAGTATCAGGACCCGGAAAAGATAAAAGCAAGAATGGAAAAGGGTCATCAGGCCAACTTGGGGGACATGGTGAAGCTGGACCAGAAGAGTGGTGGGAAGTTGAGCCCTCTGTGGGTCGCTTGGTTAATGGGCTACCCAACCGAGTACCTCAACTCCGTGCCTTGGGAAACTCCATCGTCCCGCAAATCGCAGAAGAAATCGGAAACGCAATAAAGGTAGCAGAACAATGGAAGCCATAATCATGTGCTTGGCGCTGAACATCTACTTTGAGGCACGTAATCAACCCGTTGAGGGTCAGGTGGCCGTGGGTCAGGTTGTAATCAACAGGGTGCTTGACGAGCGATACCCTGATCATGCCTGTGACGTTATTACGCAAGGACCAACGTATCAGAACCGCAATCTGCCTATTCGACATATGTGTCAGTTTTCATGGTACTGTGACGGGAAGTCCGACATACCGACAGATCGGGATGCCTTTCGGTGGGCCACAGCACTTGCGCACGGGATTGCTAATGAGGATCTTACGGATGTAACCTATGGTTCAACGCACTATCACGCAACGAGAGTGACTCCTGATTGGTCTCACAGAGCGAAACATACTGTAACAATAGGTGATCATATATTCTATAGGTGGGAACATGACTGAAGTAATATTACTAATATCGGCATTGTTCATAATGGACAATCAAGAGTTTTTAAAGGAAGCGCGGAAACAGATAAAGGAAGGGGCCGAGTGGCATTACGTGGGTCACCAAGACATTGATCCGAAGGCCAAGGCTATATCAATGCAATGCGTAGATCACTCAGGAAAGCCATGCGGCGAAGAGTTCATTATATGGAAACTAAAGAAAAAGAATTAGACATCGTGAAATGTGACTGGTGCGGTGAAGAGACCCGCCCCAAAGTCGAGGACAACAAGATCATTTGCCCTCGCTGCCGACGCCCTTTGTATCAGTGTTGAACCTCTTCCTCTTCATCAAACGGAACCAGAGCTCGATGAAACCCGGCCTCTGGATCTCCATCCTCTATTCCTAACGACTCCGATAGCAAGCGTGACATAAAGTAGTTCATACGAGTAATACCCAGTGCTTGTGCGCTGTACTCCATCGCGATCCGATACAGAATCCACATCTTCATGGTTGGTGGAAGACTGACCAGATGCTCTGTAGCGGCCTTCGATGATTTTTGATAGATCGTCTCAAGATCATCCGGGGTCATGACGAGTACGTCTTTTTTAAGAGAGACGCATAGAACTTGCGGATCTGTTTGTCGGACGGGTTCTTCTTGGCTTCGTCCACCAGAAAAGATATTTGCGATCCAGCGGATCGAAAGTTTGGTTTCGCTATATTCATAAGATCGTTGTATGTGGCAATGGGTACGGCCACGCTTTTGTATTTCGTAATGTCAGGCATCTTTTCTTCCCTTTGATTGATATTGAACTTTTTTCTTAGCTTCAGAGAAACCTTTCTCTGCAAACGTCTTCGCGGTTATCGAAGCATGGCCAAGACCAGAACTACCGTCGTAATAACCTGTAATGCGCTGACGATAATCTTGAGCCGCATGACAAAAATCTATTCTAGCTTTGGGGCGTCTTGCATCTTTCCAAGAGTCCTCCAGAGATTCATCAGAACAATAAGGCCAATCGACGTACCGCATAGGTGCTTCATCCCATGACCAAGTGTCCTCATAATCCATATACTCCAGCAACCATCCAACGCACATCTGTTCCCCTTCTTCTGACCAGAAAGGTTCTGTTCCAACTAAAAGGGCGGGAACACGATGGTTGTTTGTTTTCTCTAAAGCCTCTTGTATTTTTTGAGCGGTCTCCTCACAGAAAGATGTCAGAGGCTTCACCTCTACAAAAACATCAGGGCGCTCTGGATCTTCTGACTTCAGTAAGAAGTCTGGAAACCATCCATCAAGGTCGAAAGGTTCATATGTCCACTGCCAGCGGTATATATCGAAGCAAGCCGCCCAGTTAGCCTCAAGCCTAGAACGAAAGGTTGTTCCATTGTAGACAGTCTCAACAGATTTCATGTTGTATTTCATATTACGTTTATCCTAACCACTCCCGTATATTCTCCCCCATTACCATTGTGGCAATGTCCATTTTGCTTCTCAGCGCCTTTACGATCTTCTCGTCAATCGTTCCTTCCGCAATCATGTCGATGTACGTGACGCTACCCTCCTGACCGATACGATGCGCTCTGTCTTCCGATTGCATACGAACAGCCAGATCAAAACTGTTAGCGAAATAAATAACGGTGTTCGCCGCCGTCAGCGTAATTCCGTATCCACCTGTCTGTGGATTGCCAACGAAGAATCGAGCCTTGCCGTTCTGAAATCTCTCAATGGCCTTGGTCCGTTGTTCGTCATCCGTGTCACCGTAATACGTGACCACCTTGGTATTGCCATACGCCTTGGTCAATGCCGCCGTGATTCGCTTCATGTCGTAACGGAACCGTGACCAGATAATCACCTTGCCATCGACTTCCTCAAGGCAGTCCAGAAGTTCTTGGATTCGGTTATCGGGAATCTCTATGAGCTCACCATCGTCAGGCTTGGTGTGACCAGACAAAACCTGTTGCAAGCGGAGCAACTGGGTCATGGCATTAGGAGTCGTCATAAACTTGTCATCACTCAACTCAGCAAGGGCGAACTGCTTGAGCTCCTCATAAATGCGTTTCTGTTCCGGCGTCAGTGTGATGTTCCGTTGCGTATAGATCTTGTCGGGCAGATCAAGACATTCACTCTTGAGAATACGTGAACTGAACGTCTTGAGAGTTTCGGACAGCTCTTCAAGATTTCTGTAACCGACAACGCGATTAAAGCTATGACTCCCAAAAGTTTGGCGCTTCATGACCGCATATCGATATTGAAACTGAAAAAAGTTATCACCGCAATCGCCCAGTAAAGTCTTGTCCAAAAAGTGACACTGCGACCACAAATCCATGGGAGACTGTGTCACGGGGAACCCCGTAAGAATTCTTCTGTACTTCGCCAGAGGAGACATCTTGAGGACAGCCTTGGTTCGTTTGGCTTTTGGATTTTTGATTGCTGTGCTCTCGTCCAGAACCAAAAACGCCTCTGACATCTCAAGAACTTTCGCCAGATACTTCTGACCCTTGACCGTGGACAGGGCTTCTACATTCATGACGAGGATCCGAAGATCATCGCCTTCATGCGGCATTGCAAACGATGTAAGCTCTTGTTTTTCCTTAACTTTAGGCGAAGGGGTCCAGGCTACTATAGAACGCTCAATACGGTCTGGAAGGTGTGCGGGTATCTCTGTCTTTGACCAGTTACGGTAGACCCCCTTGGGTGCGATCACAACCAAAGTATCGATATTCCCTGCCTCGAACAAAGCGCCGGCATTGTCGATTGTGACCTTGCTTTTCCCTGTCCCCATCTCGAGAAACAGTCCCCAGTTAATTTTGCTCCAGCTTTCCTGAAGTACTGTCCGCTGATGTCCATAGGGGTCTGTTTTGTATTCGTATGTCATTTTTCTCTTGCCATCAATGTCCACTATATATAAAAGAGAGAACGACCCTTGTAAACACCTTTACCCATATAATTGGTAGAGGCAGAGAGAAAGAAAGAGAATGACGGTCTATCTTACTCAAGAAAATCCACGATTTAACGTACTAAAAGCAACAAAGTACGGGCAGCTGGAAAGCCTCACAAACACAGACGATCAAATCTACACAAGCGCAAACCGTGTGGTCGCAAAAATAAAGCGCGGCCTCAAAACGTTTGGGGATGACGATTGGCTGTTGTTGTTGGGTGACCCAGCGGTCATTGGTGTCTGCTTCGCTATTGCAGCGGAGAGAAACGGTGGCCGTGTCAACATTCTGAAGTGGGACAAGTTTGAGAAGGCGTATTACCCCATCAATGTCCGAATCAAGTCGGGCATTGGTGATTTAGAAACTTAAAACCTGAAGAGGAGAAACTTTTGACAGATATACTTGATACAATTGTGGCAGATGCCACAGCGTTTGAAAACCTGACCACACAAAAGGGCTCTGAGCTTTCTGAACTTATTCGTCAAGCCGCAGCAATAAACGAGACTGTAGCTTTAGCGGAAGATGCAGTGAAGAGCCTCAAAAAAAGCCGAGACAAGTATTTGTACGAATTGATCCCTGCAAAGATGTCAGAGGTCGGTATGGACAAGGTAGAGGTGGACGGCAACTCTGTTTCCCTTACCACATTTGTTTCAGCCACGATGCCAAAGGATCCGTTGCAGAAGGATTTAGCAATCCAACATTTACGATCTATCGGCTGTGGTGACTTCATCAAGAATAAACTGGAAGTGACGTTTGGCCTCACGCAAGACAACGAGGCCAAGGCACTTGAGGATGATCTGTTGAAGGCTGGGCACGATACCAATGCCAAGATTTGGATTGAGCCCATGACACTCAAGAAACTTGCAAAGGAAAGACTGCAAGCCGGTCAGGAGTTCGATATCGAACTATTTAACGCATACATTGGAACAGTAGCTAAGATTAAAGGAGCATGAACATGGCTAAGAAAAACGGAAGTGGACTACCAGCGGAACTTATGGAAGCCTTTGAGGCTGACAGTGGAAGTGGATTTGAGGGCGTTACGACAGACGATCTTCAGATACCTTTTATACGTCTCATTCAAGCGTTGTCCCCTCAAGTGGACAAGAACGACAGTAACTTCATTTCGGGCAGTGGAGCGGGGGACATCTTTAACACGGTGACCAAGCAGCACTGGGATGGTGACGAGGGACTGATCGTTCTGCCGTCGTACTTCCAGATGAAATTGCTTGAGTTTATTCCTAGATCTCAAGGCGGCGGTTTCGTGGGCGAACTGTCACCTGCCAGTGACGATGTCAAGAATGCGTATCGTGACGAGGATACAGGTATGGAGTTATTGACTTCGGGTAATGAACTGGTTCGCACGGCCCAATACTACGTGAAGGTTGTTCATGAGGATGGAAACCTTGAGAGTGCGATCCTCGACATGAAGAAGTCGCAACTGAAGAAGTCACGTGCTTGGCTGACGTTGATGCAGATGCAAAAGCACAACGGCAAAGCGTTGCCTATGTTTGCGAACACGTATCGACTAACCAGTGTATCGGAGAAGAACGATAAAGGTAACTGGTACAACTGGAGCATCACAAAAGAAGGCTCGGTGCCTTCCATCGAAGCGTACAATGAAGCGAAAGAGATGCATCAGTCTGTCAAGGACGGTGAGCTATCTATCGCAGCTCCTCAAAACTTAGAACAGATTTCTAATCAGGAATCTGACTCTGACGTTCCGTTCTAGGGAAGGATGACCCCTAAACGGTACGGGACCGTTTAGGGGTCTATTTTCGGATGACGGAAGCACAGAGATATTTTGACCTTTTTAAAGGGTTTAAGGGAGCGCATGGTCAGACAGAGGTTCTGGACCATCAGCGCCACGGCAAGCAGAAAGCCAAGAGCTTCATTGTCCGTGAACCGTTGACTCTGGAATTGGTTCAAGGCCACCTTGATGGCCAGCAAGGAATCGGTAGCATACCTATCGATGAGGATAACAGTTGCAGCTTCGGGGCATTGGACATTGACGATTACAATCTGGATCTGATTGCTCTCTGTAAGAAGTCTGCCAAGCTAAAATTACCTTTGACCCTGTGCCGTTCAAAGTCGGGTGGCGCTCATTTATACATATTTTTATCTGAGAAAGTGCCAGCGGTGGAACTCAAGGACAAGCTGGCTGAGTTCGCATCTGCTTTAGGTTTCGGCACATGTGAGATATTTCCCAAACAAGAAGAGGTCATCGTAGAGCGCGGTGACGTAGGAAACTTTATCAATTTACCTTACTTTCAAGCGGAGATTACTACACGATTCGCTTACGACAGGAATGGTAAGGAGCTGACGTTATCGGAGTTTATGGATCTGGCAGAGAAGAGCAAGATCACACTCAAGCAGTTGAGGGACTTTGAATTAGGATCTAACTCAGATGTTTTGCCTAATGGTCCACCGTGCTTGCAGCAGCTTACGGAGCGGGGAATTCCAGAGGGTGGACGTAATAATACGATGATTAATATCGGTGTGTATTACAAACTATCGTCGCCAGAGAATTGGAAAGATCTTCTTGAGAAGCATAACCAGAACTACTGCAATCCATCGCTGCCAGCCAAAGAGATCGTGACGATACAGGAACAGCTGGAGAAGAAAGAATACTTCTATACGTGTAAACAGGAACCGATACAGAGCCACTGCAATAAGGCGCTGTGCAGATCCAGACAGTTTGGTGTCGGTGGCAGTCAGTCCTTTCCTACGATTGGAGGGTTGACCGTTGTCTTGTCGGAACCTCCAGTTTGGTTCGTGGACGTTGATGGGTCGCGGCTGGAGCTTACGACCAAGCAGCTACAGATGCAGATGGACTTTCAACGGGCTTGCATGGAACAGATGTACCAGATGCCAGCACGTATGAAGGATCCTGATTGGCGCGACATGATCGACAATCTGCTGACTACAGCAACGCATATACAGGTGCCAGAAGAATTAACAACCAAGGGGCAGTTTAACGAACTTTTAGAGACGTTCTGCACCTCTCGTATACGTGCAACTTCGGAAGAGGAGCTTTTAACAGGTAAGCCATGGACCGTGGACGGTCATACGTACTTCAAGCTGAGTTCTCTACAGGAGTTCTTGAAGCGTAAAGGATTTACCAACTATTCACGTGGGCAGATTACGGAGCGGTTGAAGGAGCTCAACAACGGTCAGGAGTCGGACAAGCAGTATCGACTAAAGGACAACAAGGGCAAGTGGAGAACGGTTAGGGTCTGGTTTGTCCCGGAGATGGAAGAACTAGAAGTTGACTTGAAAAAGCCAATCTTCTCTGAGGAGGTGCCGTTTTGAAGATTCAGAAGACATATTTAGGTCCACCAGGGACAGGCAAGACACAGAACAACTCCAACCTTATACGGGAGTACATACGTCAGGGCATTGAACCAGAGCGTATTGCCGGTGTGTCCTTTACACGTAAGGCGGCACGGGAAAGCTGTGAACGAGTATGCAGGGACACAGGTCTGGAAGAGGCAAGGCTACCACACTTCAGGACGCTGCACTCTATTGCTTTTCGTGAGGGAGGGTATACCTCCAATGATGTTATTGGTGGAGCGGACTTTGCAAAGATCGGTAGCGAGATAGGACTTTCATTTGGCAGACGGTCCTCTAATAACATGGAGACAGACTTTGATACGTTAGGCGTGAGCCAAGGTGATTTTTACATGAGCCTGTACCACTTAGCGCGGAGCAAGGAGATACCGTGGGAAGAGATGTTCAGAAGGGCTGAGAACTACAATCTGCACTATTCCGAGATGAAGCGCCTTGTGGACACATACGAAGACTACAAGATTGAGTACAATAAGATCGACTTTACGGATATGATTGAGGAGTTTATCAAGCGGGGCCATCCGCTAGACGTTGATGCTCTGATTGTCGATGAGGCACAGGATCTATCTACCTTACAATGGAAGATGATAGACGTTCTGAGAGAGACGCCTGATATACAGATATTCAGCGGTGATGATGATCAGGCAATTATGGGCTTTCAAGGTGCGGATGTGTCAGCATTCCTCAATGCAACCGAAGATCGTGAGGTTCTGAACAAGAGTTATCGTCTTCCAAGTAGTATATGGGATGTGGCCCAGAGTGTCGTTTCCCGTATTGAGGGTCGGGCACCCAAGGTGTGGAGTCCTAAAGACGAGGAAGGGACGGTTCAGCAACATCAAAGCATGTGGGATGTTCCCTTGGATTCTGGAGATTGGTGTATTCTGGCTCGAACCAATCGCATCGCATCACAGTATGCAGATGCTTTGCAAGATGAGGGCTGGGTGTATAGTCGCAACGGGCACCCTAGTATTCCACCGAGGATTTACGATGCCATTCTTTCTTGGGAAGACTTGACCAAGGGCAAGGCTGTTTCGGCGTCAGAAATACGAAACATCTATACGCACATGAAGGCAAATGCTGGATACAAGAAAGGTTTCGGCCCAAGGTCTAAAGCTTTGTTGGGAATTGACGAGGAAGCGTTTGTGAATATGGACTACGCCAGAGATCACCTTGGCCTGTTACAGGTTGGAGATATCAGATGGCATCAGGTCTTGGACAAGGTTACACGTGACATGCAGCATTACTTGCTGAACGCACTTCGGCGCGGTGACAACGTCAAGAACCCAAGAATCAAGGTAAGCACGATCCACTCTATGAAGGGTGGTGAGGCAGACAATGTACTGGTTATTCCTGACTTGTCTTATGCCGCAGATCGTGAGTATCAGAAGGATCCGTCAACAGAGCATCGTGTGTACTATGTTGCGGTAACAAGGGCAAAAAAGACCCTTCACATAATGGAACCCACAACGGATAAGTATTACACAATATGAAACCTGATGAGATTTTACAGAAGTGTCTAGACTTGGTCACAGGGGAACGTGCCTCTCAGCATGGAGACTATACGAGTCTGCATGAACGGTTCGCTGAACTGGTGACCGTCTACCTTGGTCATCCCGTGACCCCGGAGCAAGCCGCGTTCATAATGGTTTTGCTGAAGGTCGCTAGACATGAGAACGGCGCCTTCAACCCAGACGATGGGGTCGATGCAACGGCATACACAGCTATATGGGCGGCACTTTGCAATGGAAGATGATCTGTTTGACGAGACAATCTGGACACCCCCTGAGTCTTTGCCGGACCTGTCAGGCGAGAAACTTATCTGCATAGACGTAGAGACTAAAGACCCCAACCTGATCTCCAAGGGTCCCGGTTGGTCAAGGGACGATGGACACCTGATCGGTATCGCTGTAGCTACAGAAAGATGGCAAGCGTATCTGCCTATCGCTCATGATAGCTTCGGCAACATGTCAAAGACAAACGTGGTCAAGTGGCTCAAGGCACAACTAAACCATGGCATGGATGTCGTGTTTCACAACGCACAGTACGACTTAGGATGGTTGAAGACTGAGGGCCTTGAGGTCAAGGGCCGTGTTTTAGATACAATGATTGCCGCTCCTCTTTTGGACGAGAACAGATTCAGCTACAGCTTGGATGCTTTGGGCAAGACGTATCTCGGCAAGCGTAAGCAAGAGGACGATCTACGTAGAACCGCTGCTCAACATGGCGTAGATGCCAAGAAGGAGATGTGGAAGTTACCTCCTGCCAGAGTTGCTTTATATGCAGAGACAGACGCTCGATTGACGTTTGATCTGTGGCATGTACTCAAGCGGAAGCTCAAAGAGGATAACTGCCTAGACATTCTCAAAATGGAATTGGACTTGCTGCCTCTTATCTTTGAGATGAAATGCAAGGGTGTTCGTGTCGATTTGGACAAAGCTCATAAAACCAAGAAGCTCTTACAGTCCAAGGAAGATGCGCTCTGTAAGGTTCTCAAGGACGAGACAGGGGTAGACATTGAACCGTGGAACGCGAGAAGTCTTGCGAAGATCTTCGATCACTATAAATTGTCCTTTGATAGGACGGAGAAAACCGAAGAGCCCAGTTTTACAAAGAAGTTTTTGTCAGAGCATGATCATCCAGTAGCGAAGAATATCCTTGATATACGTGAATATAACAAAGCGAACACAACGTTTGTTGAGACAATTCTCAGTCATCAGCATGATGGCCGTATTCACTGTCAGTTCAATCAGCTGCGCTCAGATGGAGGTGGGACCGTGTCTGGAAGATTCTCATCCAGCCACCCTAATTTGCAGCAGGTTCCCTCTCGACACCCACAAATTAAAGAACTTATTAGAGGACTTTTTATTCCAGAGGAAGGAACAAAGTGGGGGAGCTTTGACTACAGTTCCCAAGAGCCCAGATGGCTGATGCACTACGCCTCTCTTACGTCGCCTATGTCTACGGACGAGAAGGTCGTTGACATCGTGAAAGCGTATCATGATGAAGATGTAGACTTTCATCAGATCATGGCAGAGATAGCTGGCGTTTCAAGATCACAGGCAAAAACCATAAACCTAGGCGTTATGTACGGCATGGGTGTGGGCAAGTTATCTTCTGTGCTTGGTAACATATCGTTCCAAGAAGCCAAAGCGATTCGGGATGAGTACAACGAGAAGGTTCCGTTCATTCGCGACCTAGCATCCATGGTTACTAGAACAGCGGAGAAACGTGCGGAACTCCGCACAATGTTAGGCCGTAAGTGTCGTTTTCCAATGCGGGAACTCAAGGGCTATTCAAAGACTATGAAGAAGCCGATCCATGCAGAAGCTTTAGAGGCACAGTGGGAAGACATTCTGAACACGCCAGAAGAGGAGCGCGACAGGAAGTGGCGTAGCAAGAACCCAAACCTGTATCAGGTAGCGTTCACGTATAAGGCGCTTAACAGGCTCATACAGGCGTCAAGCGCGGATCAGACCAAGCAAGCCATGCTGGATTGTGCAGCCAAGGGCCATGTTCCAATGCTCACGGTCCATGATGAACTGTGCTTCTCAATAGAGGGCGGTGAGGTGCCTGAGATTAAGGATTTGATGGAGCAGTGTGTGCCGAAGCTCAACATACCTGCCAGAGTTGATGTAGGTGTCGGAGAGAACTGGGGAGACGCCAAGTAGTCTAGCGCAGCGACATGATACCGCCGCCAGACCTCTGACCACCCGTTATCGGACCTCTACGGGCTCTAACGTTGTTGTAAAGAGCGTCAAGGCTGACAGCGCCACCTGAAGCGTACTGAGGTACGCGGATATAAGGGTCCGGTTCACCTGACCCTAAAAAATCAGAGAAATCTGGTGCATCAATAGAAGTATTTATACTAAAATCATTATCTGTAACGGATGTCTCTGAAAGAGGGTCGTCAACGGTTGTTCCTACCGTACCATCACTCGTGAACGCTTCTGCTAAATGACTCCCCAAACTTTTTCCCGTGACGACCATTGAGGCTAAGTTTGCAGCTGCACCAAATGGATTTGTGTTTACAACTAAATTTGTTCCAAAGGAAGTAGGAGTTATATTATCAACATAACTCCTAGCATAATCACTTACACTGTCAAACAATGCTCCTATACCAGTAGAAGATTTGGAAGAAGGAACTCCGTAACCTTTTTGCCCATAAGTGGAGCCAGACAACATTACCATATTTCCTAAATCTTCTCCACTACTAGTGGCATCATCAGAGAAGGGATCGTCACCGCCACCTTCTTCTCCAGGTTCACCTACGGTATCTTGAGACCCATCTGCGGCACCAGCATCAGCCGTGCCCATTCCCCCGCCAGCATCATCATCATCACCCTCATCTGAATCATCATCGTTAAAAAACTCAGGCATCCCTGTCATAGGGTTCACGGATCCACCATCCGTAACGTTATTCAGAAGCATTGCCTCTTTGGGGTTGATATGAGCAAGCATCGTGTCGCCGTTTCTGCCGTACTGCTGTAGCAGTGACGCCATTCCTTTGAGGCTTTCAGGATCCATTTGTCTCATCATCAAAGAGTCTCCCACGTGCGGCCATCAAACTTCTTGGCCTGCTTGCGGTTTTCACCGTTGTTGTAACTGCAATGAACCCAACCAGAGCTGGGATCACCTTCTTTATAGAACTCTAACAAGACTTGGTCGTAGTCCAGATTGTCCATGATCCAGTGTGCGAGATCCTTGTTTGCGATAGTCGGGATCTCAAAGTCGGCGGCCTGACCCGTGACATGCTGGGATCTGGATGACGATCCAACAGCCTCGTTCAGAGCTAGGCAGCGAAATCCACTATTGAGCGTGAACGGTATGTCATAATGCTCACGCACGGGCTCGAGGATGTTCTCGCAGAGCAAGCGTATGTTTTCAATCGCCGCATCATTGGGGTCATTCTTGATGCCCTTGCGAATTGCGGTCTGAGACTTTGTAAACTCAGCCAACGAGAAGTGATCCGAGAGCATCATGGCGTCATTCCATACAACTTGTTAATTTCTTCTTGCAGCAAAGGCGAAGGTTTTGTCACGCCAGACGGTATCTGTGGTGTGGGTGATGCCTGTTGCGTTGCCTGTTGTTGTGGTCGGCGTTGTGGAACAGAAACCTGTGGCTCTGCTTGAGGTCTAGGTGGCTGTTGCTGTTCTTGCTGTGACGCTTGGGGCTGTTGCGTCAAGTTTCCAAACTCACGTTCTACGGCGCTCGCACCTTGCCCTGTCGCGTAATAACCAGCGTCAACCAATATAGTTCTAAGAGAACGCCGTGCGGATTCCCAAGCCTTTTCGGCAGCAATGTTCCGTGGTCCTAGTTCCGCTCCCATCCTCATAGCACGTTCTGCTTCGTATGCTCTTAGTCTCGGAGACGCCAAGACTTTCATTATGGGCTTGGAACGGAGAGCCCTAGACAATACTAGAATACTGGCCGCGCCACCTAGTGTTCCAATCGGATTCATAAGTAGGGACGTACCAAACGCTGCTGCATAACCAGCCGCCGCCAGACCTGTCTTTCCCTTCATAACCGAGTCCGATATGTCTTCTCCAGCCTTTGATATCTTCATAAGGTCTGACACTGCGTCATCCCCTAGAATTTTGTTCAGAGCGCCGTTTTTGTTCATCTCCTTCATGGTCTTCTTCCAAGCCTGGCCGAAGGATCCTGACTGAACTACGTCAGACGTTACGGCTCCCGTTGGGAACCCTGATGAGACAATTCGCTCAAGGACTAGGTCCTTGAATCCTCCGGGAGCGTCGAGCATATCGTCGCCTACTCTTGCCCGTAGAGTGTCATAATTTTTAGGGTTTTTTAGAACATTAAAAACAAGCTTGTCCACATCGACAGGGCTACCGCGCATGGCTCGAAGAAAAGCATCTTGACCTTCAGCTTCGGCTTGTCGAACACTGCCTTTAAAAGCATCGACAATGGACCGTGCATCCTGATTTCCTATCGTTCCCATAAACTCATCGAGTTCTTTTGCACTGGTTCGACCTACAAGTTTAAAGTCGTTCATAACTCTACGAAATTCACCAGCCTGTTTGCCAAACAATTCGTTTTGAACTTTTGTTCCCAATGAATCAAAAGAAGAGACAAGAGCTTTATAGTTTATTCCTTCGTCTGATTGGTTAAACTTTTTTGCATCGTCCATCCAGTTCTTGGCTAAAAGACTTCTGAAACCCTCTCTGAAATTAGACGGAGCTGACGCCGCAACAGACATTTCGTCATAAAGCTTGAGTGTTTCTGCAAAGTCATTCTGTAAACGTAACCGCGTGGGATCGTTCTTAGGTAGCCGCGTAAAGACATCTGGAACTGTCAGCATGGCCTTGTCTGCCTTGATCCCAGCCTTCTCAAGAGAAGATGCTCCGAGACCCACACCTTCCAAGGCTTCATTTACACCCTTGATGTCTCCAGAAAGTATCTGTTCCTGTAGCCCTCTAAAGAATCCAGGGTTCGCTTTGCCAACCTCGATGATTGCGTTCACCTCTGCTGACTCAGGGGTAACGGTGTCTAAAACAAATTTAAGCAGATTCGGTTGATTCGGCCTAACGGCTAAATCGACCAGACCCTTTATATCGACTATGTTCTTGTCTTTGATAAGCTGGTTCATCTGCTGGATCATGCCTGAGTTGATTATCTCAGCGCCTTCTTCGTAATGCTTGTTAGCACTCGCCAGATTATCCAAACCGTCTCTCAAGTTGGCTATCTCGGACGGACTCCTTGCAGCTTGAAACTGACCTTTCGCACCTCTTGGACCTGCTCTGAAAGCAAGTTCTTGAGCAAGGTCAACTTCTTTCTTGCGTATAGACCCGTTCAAAATGTCCAAAAACTCTTTTATATTTCTGCCTGCTGTTGTGCCTAGAAGTTCAGGGTGCGCTTCTGTTGCACGTAGCGCAGAGCGTAGTGCAGGGATTTGACTAATGGACATCTCTGGATTCTCCATTATGTATTTGAAGATTCCAGATTGAAGCTGATCTCCACCCGCTAAAACATTCCCCTGAAGGGCTCCGAGCCTTTCTTGAAGAGGTCTGAGGCTGATCTTTTCTCCGCTCAACAGTTCATCTGCCTGTTTGTACATCTGCCCAGATCGGAAGGTAAACAGCTTGGTAGCAAGCTCTAACCCTCTCTGAAACTCAGTAGCTAATCCTTGAGATCCAGATGTCGTGCTCTCAAGGACTTTGTTGATGGTGTCGAACTCCTTCTCAAGAACGGTGCGGAGCTCTTTGTTGGCTTGCTTAACAATCTTATCAGGGTCGGTCATGCTCTGGGCAAGTTTGGACGCCATGTTTTCAGCCGTGTCAGAGATTGCCTTCTTGGCTTGATCCAAAGATATATCTCCCATCTGATGCTGTTTCAGAATTTTATTAGCGTAGTCTACGTTCTCAGCAACGGCGGCTTGATTAGGAAAGATAGATTCCCAAATCGCTTGGGTTCTCCCAAGAATGTTTTTACCAGAGAGAGTAACGGCTGGAATGTTAGCACCGTCCTCAATCATCTGACGATATGTCGCGGAAAGTTCTTCCCTTGCCGCTCGAGTTGCCTTTCGGGAGGCTGCCCTAGGAGAAGCTCCTTCTGCAAGAAACTTATCTCTTAGTTCCGCAACCCTCACAGAGTCAGGTGCAGGCCCCTTGCCCTTTAAAGCCCATTTAATACCGGCACCAATACCTCGACCGACACCCTCGCCGCCGGCTTCTATCAGTGCTTGAAAAGCAACGTCTTGTAGGATTTCCGCTGTATCCTGTGTCTGAAGACCCTCAAAGATGTCTTCAAAAATAAATTCATCGATTGCTTTACCCGCCGCACCCGCCGCACCAACAAGAGCAATACCCGCTGGGGCGCCCAAGCCTGTAGCGGCGACACTCGCTCCTAAAGCAGCAACAAGAGGAACCGTCTCTCTGCCCAAGAACCCTGCTACATCTTGCCAGCTTAAACCCGGCGTATTAAACCGCATGGTCCCTGTTTCGGGGAGATTGTACTTATCTTTAAGTTCTTCCCCTATGTTGTCTAGGTTAAGAACATAATCGTCCGCAGCGACTTGGGTTACGCCTTCTTGCCCAAACACTTCAGTAAGTCTAAGCAAACGATCTTTGTCTGTGTCTCCTCGCCCTACAAAATACTGAAGACCTAGGTCCTTCACTTCGCCCTCATGGGTTGGTCTAAATTCTTCTGGAGCAGAACCACGTTGTGCATCTGTTCTGGTATAGATTTCTTCTACGGATAGATTTTCTTCAGAAGTTTGAAACAGTTCAGGTTTTTCTTCTTGAAGTTGGGCAATGATGGGTTCGATCTCCTCATTAGAAAGACCCTCAAAATCCATTTCTTGACCAGATGGAAAGGTGAGAACGGTCACGATTTGCCTCGGAGATAACTAGGTTTAAATTTTTTAGTTTTAAAGTTATAGATATCAGAAACGAGGATGCTGCCTTGTTTTGACGACCTAAGTGAGGCTCCAGACGCTTCCCCCAAACCTCTTTGTCTAGCTCTTTGCAATACGGCAACTACTGAAGTTCCTCCCTTAGTGGCCTCTCTGTTAAAGAGTTCTTCTGTCATCCGTAAAGAATTTGCAGACCCTTGAATTCCAGCCTCTATAGACTCTTCTAATTCAATTAGTTTCATTTTTAACACTTCGTCAGAAGCAAACAATGTGTCCCCAGTACCAACCATTAAACCAATGAGCTCATCAACCCTTTGACGGTCAAAATCAGATAACGTTTTAGAACCCTCTCTTAATAGTTTGGTAGCCATCAACGTGCCTAGTTGACGTTGTTTAGCGTTATATTCTTTGCGGTCTCTACTTGCGTATTTCCGTAAAAACCCTCCTTTTTCTTCAGGGTCAATCTCCATTGCGTTCAAAGCACTGTCTAGGGCGTCCCTAAAAACCCCACCAATTCCAGTTACGGATGAATTAGGATCTGCCGCAATCTTGGCAGCTTCCCTCAAAACACCTTTCATACGAATTCCACTTTTGAAGTCATCTAAATCAGTTAAGTACTGCTTCTTTGTTTCATTGAAAGAGGTAGGATTTATCCGACCCTTTAAAGATTCTTTAACTGCTGCTAAGTTAGCCTTCGCGTCTGAGACAAAAGAGGCCTCATATGTTAGTGGCAAATCAAGAAATAGACCTGCATCTATCTGATTTCTTGTTAAAGGAAAAGCCTGTCCTTTCTTAATTTTCCTCCCTTCAAACTCAAAATCTTTATTGGCTATGAGCTTGTAAGGAATCTTTCTGCCTTCTTTAGCAAGAGCTAAAGCATTATCTCTGTCTTTAGCAACTCTCTGCAAACCAAACTTCGCAGCAGACATCGCAACCTGCTGCTTGTACGCACGTTTAGCCTTATCGTCCTCAGCAAAGTTGTCTATCGTCGCTAACACACCCTTTGATATGTTGGTGATAGCTTCGGGGCTTTCGCCAGCAGCAACTGCCATACCCATCTTTACAAGGTCGAATCCCTTCTCTGCTTCAGATTTACCCTCGTATTCAGGAATGGCTGACTTGAATTCGTTGATATAGTCCTCAAGCTTATCTTTAGTTTCTTCTTCGTTACCGGATTTAGCGGCGTCTTTTATCTGTTTGACCGCCTCTGCACCTACTCCGGGAGTTTCAGTTCTGCGTTTCATTGCATTCGGATCTTCAAACTCATCGCCCGGACCCATGGCTGGACCCTTTGGGGTTTTGGGAACGGAGACTTCGTCACCGCCACCTTCTTCTCCAGGCTCACCTACGGTATCTGAAGCCGTACCTAGGGTGTCATCTTGACCTAGGGTGTCATCTTGACCTAGGTCTGAAGGAGTAGGGCCTATTTTGCTAGACATTACAAATTCACCTCCAGACTTAGGGTCTATGTAGCCTGGATCATCTTCCATAACGTAATCTAGTTTTAAATCTGCATCTAATTTATCCGCTTGCTGCGCATAGTTTTCAAACCCAAGAGGAACAGCAGCCGCATATGCGGAATAAAGTTCTGGTGAGTCCTCTATCTTACTTTCAAGAACTTTTCTTTTAAACTCTTTTCCCTTTGCTGTGGCGGGAGTTGTGCGTAAAAGTGACAAAATGTTCGATGCTTTGAGAGACGAGTTTAACAGTTCTTCTCCACCTAACCTCTCCTCTGTATCCGTCGGGGAAGAAGGCAACTCTCGTAATGGAGGAGGATTCAGGAACGCTGGCAAAGCAGCCGGATTCGACAATGCATTGAACAGAGCACCTGGATTCTGTGAAGGACCTACTAACCTCTCACTACGAGGATTCATTGTCTCCTCTGTATCCTCTGTATCCGTCGGGGAAGAAGGCAACTCTCGTAATGGAGGAGGATTCAGGAACGCTGACAAAGCAGCCGGATTCGACAATGCATTGAACAGAGCACCTGGATTCTGTGAAGGACCTATGAATCCTCCATTCGCCATTCTACGCACAATACCGCCTTCAGCCATACGGATAGCGGGTCCACCTTGAACGTTCATAGCGTCTTGAGCCACCGCTTCAATAAGACTTGGCGAAGATGCAAGAATACCCATGGCTCCACTACTAACAGAGCCGCCCTTACGAAACATCCTACGGTTAGCCAACGTTTTTTTCATTAAGGAGTTCCCTTGAAGATTGCACCAAACGGATTATCCAACGCCTTGTTTAGACCAAGACCTGCGATACCCGCACCAATGACCTGAGATATACCACTCGGTGGCCGTGGATCTGGCGATATAGACTGTGTAGACGAAGCCGAACCGATCTGCGGCTTGAATACGTCACTCATGAATCCAAGTCGCGTGTACGGCTCCATAACCTGCTGAAGCTCATTGCGCCGAGTTGCATCAAGCTCTGCTTGCGACTGCGCTTGCTGCAATCCACCCAACTGCGTCAAAAGCTGGACGTCTTGAGAGCCAAGGGTCTGACCCAATGCACCAAGGTTCGCCTGCTGTGTGCCGAGCGCACCCAAGCCAGAGGCCAGACGGATAGATTCCTGAGAAGTCGCCTGACCCAACCCAGCCAGCAGAGACGCAACGCCCTGTTGACGCTTCTGTTGATTCTCAAACGCTGTCTGCGAAGCGTTCAACGCTTGACTGTAGTTCTTGGCGTAGTCCTCGAACGTGCGGCGGCTACCGATATCCAGAAGGTTGCGGTTGAGTTCGCCCATCTGTAAGCCGGCCCTGTCTCCACCCAGAGCACCTGTTGTCGCCTGTCGCGCACGAAGCTTGTTTGCAGCGATATCGCCTTGTCGATTAAACTCCTCCAGAGCTTGTTGCGTGACCTGTTGCTGATAAGGGTTCATGAACCCCTGTAAGGCGCCTTCAGTCGGCGCATACATGCCCGTTGCACCACGAGCCGTTGCTCCTGATTCATCGAAATAATCTGTAACAGTTCCTGTAGCACCTTCAAGGATACCTTGCCCCGTGGTCAGGGCATCGCCAGCCGTAGCAAGGTACGGCTCAAACGAACCTATGCCGGCCTGACCTTTGGTAATCGCCTCTTGGGTGAGCGGATCCATACCCGCAACCTGATAATCAGGAAGGTCAATGGGGGTCTCGCCTCTGGCACCAACAGCCTCAAGAAGTTTTTCTTGATACTCCTCAAGAAACGGAGCCTGTCTTACAATTGTTGTTGATTCAGCCATAAGCAGCCCTCTTTTCAAAATCACTCATCATTCGGTACATTCTTGCAGCACCACCCGCGCCATCCACGGCCTTTTTGGTCATTACAAATTCACCATCCGATAACATCGCGGGGATGCTGTCCGAAGTGCCGGAACCTGGGCCATATATCATTCCACCAGCAGCAAGACGATCAAGACCTTCAGCGGTCATCATAGCAGAAGGATCAACCGAATATCCGTATCTTCCTATTTGATACCGTTTAGCCGCTTCTGGTGTAATTCCTGTAATGCCAGCCAAGGATTGATAATCATATTTAGGAGAGATACCCGCTGCTTTAAGAAGAGCTATACCTTCTTCACTTTTTTGTTCTTCAGGAGTCAGGTTCTTATACTGATCATACACCGCCCTTCTAGGATCATTTGGCTGCATACCTTCAAACTCAGCTACGTCTTCTTCAGTTAGAGCACCAAGGGCAAGACCTCCAGCGCCTAAGAGACCTGCTACTTTTAATTTGTCCATTACGCCTGAAGAAATACCACTCGTTTTAGCGCCTACTTTAGCCGCACTTGATGCCCCTGCCCCTGTACCCAAAGTTTGACCAGCAAATTCTCCGGGAACGTCGGGCTTAACATTACGGAGACCCGCAGGCATACCTTGAGCGTTATACTGCGGGAAGATTGTATCCATATTCAGGCCACGTGTACCTTGATTGACTGTGCCGAAGATACCTTG